GTGTTAATGTTAAAAATAAATTTGATTTTACACAAAATCAAAAAAAGTTTATATTAACTCTTCTAGCTGAAGATACTAAAATTGTTTTTGCTGATGGGTTTGCAGGTACTGCAAAAACATATTTATCTGTTTTCGGGGGTCTAACTCTTTTAGCAGCAAATAAAATGCAACAAATAATATATTTGAGAAGTGTTGTGGAGTCTGCTAATCAAAAAATCGGACATTTACCGGGGATGCTTGAAGAAAAATTCGCCCCTTATTCTCTCCCATTAATTGATAAGTTAGATGAATTAGTAACCAAAACAACGGCTAATTCTTTGTTTAAAAAAGAGTATATTAAATGTTTACCTGTAAATTTTACCAGAGGATTAACATTTAATAAGTCGGTGGTTATAATTGATGAAGCTCAAAATCTTACTAATCAAGAGTTAATTACAATATTAACTAGATTCGGTCAAGGTTCAAGATATGTGGTAATAGGGGATTCAAACCAATCTGATATTAATGGTAAATCAGGTTTTTCTCCAATAATAAAAGCATTTGACAATGACATAAGTAAAGACCAAGGTATATCGACATTTTATTTTGGAAGTGATGATATAGTTAGAAGTAAAATATTAAAACACATTGTTCATGTATTATCTGATGTTTGATCTTTTTGGTCTTTTTGAATTTTTAAGAGCTCTCTAACAGCATCTTCCGGGGATACTATATTAGATCCCGAGTAATCTGTACCCTTGTCAAACGGCTTTCCTATTTCAGCCATTTTTGAGAAAACATCCGCTGCTAATTTAGCAATAATTGGATCTTTTTCTCTTTCAATCATTAACCCCTTTTAGGTGCATAAGGATCACCTGGTTTGTCTGACCCCCAGCTAGTACCAGCAAATGGATCACCCATGTCATGCGATACAGGAGCTGGTCCAGTTCTTGCACCCACACTTCTTGTTCTTTTAGCACCCGGTAAGTTACGTTGAGCTTCATCATCTTTTGCTTGCTGATCAAACTTATCTTTTGATTCTTTTTGTTCTTCTGTTAGATCGCTAAACCGCGCGTCTGGTGTTGGTTCAACAGGAGCTTCTTTTTTAGCATCAATAGGGTCGTTAGCTTCGCCTAATTCATGCACAGGTGTGGATTTTAGAAAATCTTTAGGGTTTTGTTGTGGTCCACATTGTTCTGCCTCTCTATACGCATCCCAGTCAACATCTTCAGATTTGTATTCATCACTATATCTCATAGTTTGGGTAACTATCCTAGTAAATACAGCACTATTATCTTCATGCTCAAAGACTTCAACCTTTTCAACCCAGCATCTATCATTAGTAGCTGCTTTAATATAAAAGTCTGCGGTATCATAGCACCACTCAGCAATTCTTTCAACACCAGTACCATTTGACATTATTCTCAAATCACATGCACCGACTTTTTCTAATTCTTTAAAAACGGGTAATGCTGGGTCATCAGCTGCAACACAAGTTGTATGATCAAATTGATTTTTTAACTTCTCTTTAAGACCTTTTAACCCGCCAAAATCTACTACCCAATTATTTTCATCTAGTTCGTTAGCGCCAAACCAAAATTTAGCTGTAAGTCTGTAACCGTGTAAAAATCTACAATGAGAATGATTGGCTTTAGGTTGTCTAAATGCACAACTACCTAATTCAATAACTTTAGTACTCTGAAATTTCATATCTCTATTGTAACTTAAGTTCAAAAAAAATCAACTTATTTCCTAAAAATAGGTGGTAACCCATAAAGAGTGTCGTCTATTTGATCTGGACCGTATGTGTCTTCATCACCATCCAGCTCTTGAAACTTATCTGAAGCTTCTTCTTCTTCAGAATGGGGTGTGTAAGTGTTGCATTCACATATTCGTTCACCTCTAACGTTGTCAGCAAAACTTAAATGTATTTTTGGAGCGTGACATCTATTACCACGAAACCAATGAACACAATCATTACATTCACAGACAACATCATCTAATGCTGCGTGGCCTGCAGCATTAAGTCTGGCTTCATCTTCGTGATACATTTCAGATAAATATAACTTAGTATTTTTATCGACATATTTACTAGCTATTTTATCCATTTTGCTGTTGGATTCTTTAACTTTCTTACGTTTCTTTTTACCGGCTTGACTCATAGCAATAGCAACTGCTTGGTCTTGAGGATATTTTTCCCCTTTTAATTTTTTTATATTACTACTAATAATAGAGTCTGTTTTTCCTTTTTTAAGTGGCATGTTTCAGTAATTTTTTATAAATTTTAGTTAGTTCATTATCTTGAACGCCACTCTGTTTAAGATAATGCTCAATATCGTCAATACTATCAGTATTTTTTATTTGTTCTAACTCTAGACCATTTATCTGACCTTTCATTTTCTTAGCAATATATCTTTTAAACATTTGCACCGATTTAGGTTTAGAGGGAGTTAAAATTGGTTTTTTAACATCAAAAATACCAGGTAACGGGCCGCCAGGCATGAGTACCTTTAGTATGGGAGGTAATCCTATAGGAGCACCACCACATGTTTCATTTGTAAGTTCTTGTAGTACAAACCCTTCATAACTATCCGATCTTTCAAATCCTCTGTTTAAAGTAGGGTCTACTTTGAACCGTATATATTTTAACCCTTTATTCTTTAAACAATTGGTCAAGATACTGTCAAAGTTCTTCATGATATTAATATTTAATCATTTGTATAATTAATAATATCAAGTACGGTGGTGTAAAACGGCTTAGCTCCTACAACGTGACAACAAGGTTCATCTACTTTGTCATGAGACCAAGTATCAAACCAAAATAAATTATATCCCTTTTCTTCAGCAATAACGCTATAATAAGGTTCTTCGGTTACAGGTTGAATATCATGATTATCAGTATATGCATCTAGTAATTTCATATACAGCGGTATTATAACATTTTCCAATTCTTCAAATTCACCACCAAATATAGTACCCACGGTCCAAAACGGGTATTCTGCACCAAATTCTTTGTGTATATTTTTTACTTTGGATGAATTTAGAAAAAATTGTTTCTTATTGTCTTTTTCTTTAAGGTGTGTACCAAATGGTTCCCAACCCATTATTTTTTGTAGTGTTGTGCTAGTAAAATGATTATTTGTATCCCAATCAAATTCTTGAAGCCTATCATTACACACATCTTGGGTAAGATTAAACCATTTTTTATCTTTCCAAATTCGTTTTAACCCTTTTGTGAATTTTGGAGTGAAGATATTGTTTTTGTTTTTAGGATAAAAATGAGAATCGGGGTATTGTTTAGCTAATGCACCGTTAAAATTATAAAGGTACTCAGCACCCCCCAATGATTCTGGGATTTTGCACCATTCAGTAACACCAGCATCTACCCACACAACTCTATCACAACCCCATTCATTTTCCTTAGCTGCCAGACACCATTCAAGTTTCCAATGACATAATAGCTCATTTCTAGGGCTATACATATAATATTTGCCGTCATCTTTACCATCTAAAAGTTTATGCCACACAAATTTACTTTTTGTTTCTAACATTTCATAGCACCTGGGCCATTTAAACAAATCTAAACCTATAACTTTAAATTCATCAAAATACGGTTCCACAATGCTTGTCATTAAATCTACCTCATGAGGCCAGCAATATAAATGCATAGGCATTTTAAAGTTTGATAAGTTTCTTAAAGAACCTTCATATAATTCTTCATCATTATCTTTACCACCTACAAGCCAATCAGATCTAGCATCATACACACATGTAACGAGAATGGGTTTCATTATAATAATTTATAGCCAAAGTTTGTAAAATCCTCTTTGTAGTATTCATTGATGAATTTAATAGATTCTTCCGAAAGTAAAGAAACGCATTCAGAAGAATTAATATGAGACTTATTTATATGAGGTAAACCAGGTGGTATATCTAACTTTTCACACATAGAGTTAAAGTCTTGTAATAATGTTTCAAATCTAAGTATAAAATCATAATTTATATTCTTAAAATATTCACTTTGCCGCAAAACGTGATCTGATTTGGATATCAGAAAATTTTTCCACCAAGATAAAAAATGTTCT